GCTCACTCGTGAGTACGGACACGCGGTGCCATAATGAGACTCAGGACTTGATGCAGGGGGCTGCATCTCGTCTAGGGAACCAAAATGGTAACTGTATCCTTTTCACGAAGCTCCCTCCTTAATTCGATTCGACGCATGGTGCGTCCAAATCGGATAAGGCCACCCACCTAGGACGAATTAACGTCCTAGGCCTCTGCGGAACCCCGGATTTCCATTCTGTGAATGGGTCAGGGTCTTCAGTAAAAAACTGAAGCAAAGCAGAGTCGTTTTCGATCGGGGTCCTAGTCTGTCGCCCCAAAAGGGACTTGACCAGAACCTCTGTTCTTTGCAGGTGCGGGTTATCCCGCAAGCGAAGCTTGCTGATATCCGCCCCTATAAAGGACTTAAGACCGAAAACACCTGATCTCATGTGTACCGTGGGTACTCCCACTGGTATGGTCGACGCGAGTCGACTTGCTGCCGAAAGCAGAAACTTCTTGTAGAAGTTATTCCGCGTTTCGACAGTACTCGCTAGAGATTCAGGCTTGCCATCGTTGAAGGTGCGCCAATACGCCGGGGTTACGTTTTCGCCCCGGAAGGCATCGACACCACAGGACTCTCTGAAATTTCCTTTCCAGAAAGACTTTTGGGTGTTGACCTTGAAATCAAGGATTTCAAGCGCTTCAACGAGTAGCTCCCGACTGTCGACGGGGACGATTATATCGTCACCGAAGACGGCCACTTCTCCTGCAAGAGCCTTAACATTCTTCAAGTTTGACCTTTTGCCGCGTTGCGTAAGCACCGCAGCAATAGCCACGCTCAGGAAGATCAGGCTTTCAACAGGAAAGGTGCAGGCGTTGCCCATTGTTGAGAACTTTCTCAACCGTATTACAGGATCAACCTTTGAGGTTATATCCTGCGATACGAAACGGGTTCGAGACGCTCTTAGGCAGTCCAATAGTTTCGGATTGCTCCGAAACATCTGCCCAACAACGTGACAGGTGACACGATCGCTAGCCGCCGATAAATCGATGGTAGCGAGCGTGCCATCCCTGGACCCAACAGAGCACAACTCTTGATTAAGAGTTTGATCGCGGAAGCGAACAAACTGATTAATCCAAGAGTTTCTACTTCTGGTGCAAAAGTAGTGCCAGATATTCTGCTGGCACCACTGATTCGCACTCGGCTCCGCGGCAATAAGCCGTGGTTTCGAGTAGGTCTTTGGAACACACACCATTCGAGATGGAAGCTCCGTTGAGCTGATATCTCTACAAGTGTGAACTCTGTCTGCCCAACTGCTATAACTATGGAAACCATAGTCTGCAATTGGAAACTCGGATTCCAGGGTATCTGACCAGTTAGTCCAACAATACTTGTTGGTCGGTCCACGATACTCTGAAACAGCACCTGGGCCGTGTCTGAACCGCCATACACTCGGATCATAAGATCCGAGCGTCGCGGTAACGAGACTTGACACGAAGTCAAGTTTCGCCAGGAGGTTCGACAAGAGTCTACGCTTTCGCGTAGGCAGAGACTCAACTCGTCCCTTATAGAGGGTCGATCTTTGAAATCCTTCATAGATCAACCTTCTTGCTGCCAAGGTTTCTCTTCTCGTGGACTCTCCTCGCGGAGATTCTCGAGCTGAGAACGGCCCATCCCATCCATGAGATGTCCCGTTACCTGTAACAGCAGGGCGAGTTTGCGTGGATTCCCGGTCGAGAGCATCAGTTGCTCTAGCACCTGGAACATGGACTTCGCTACTGGAGCTTGACGCTTCAGTTGTGCGATCTCCTCCAACGCAGTCTTCAGTTTCCCAGTAACCTTCCGGTTGCGGGAGACTGTTGTCGACCGCCGCAAACTCAACGACTTCTTTTTCGTTGGCCGCGGCGGAGCACTCGAGCTTTCCTTTTTTGAACGCAAGCGTGAGCTGGCGGACAAAGAAGATGGCTTCGACATTGCAATCCTCCTTCAGAGAACCCGAATCGTGAAAAACCTGTAAGTAGAGTCCCCGAAGAAACTTCGGAATCACTACTGTGTTAGAGTACCTCTTAGAAAGAGGCAACCCTGACAATTTGTACAGGCCGCATGACAAACACCTGTCAAAGTGTTTGCCAATCGCAGGAAGGTCTTCGAGAAAAACTCGGATTCCTCTATGCGCCACGATTCTCTGGAGACGGGAGAGATCTCTCTAGAATTCGTCTCTCAGGGTCGGGAATGCGTGGGTAGCATCCTCAAGGATGCCTTCCCACAAGTTCTGGAGTTCCCTAACATGGCATTTAGACATAGCTGGATCAACTCCGGCAAATGTCCCATGCTGTTAGGCGCACACTCACAAAACCGCATGGAAGGGAACTAGCCGAGCACCAGGCACTACAAGTGTCTGGAGACCTCCCTAAGGGACGGTCTTGCTTGGTCTAGGACTCCCAACCATTCAGGCTTACCAAGAACGCGTTCGAAGTCAGGATCATAAGATCCGCGACAGCGTCGGCGAGGTTGGTAGCGGTGTCACCCGGTTTGGTTTCGATCACGAAGTAGAACTTACGTTCATACTGCGGGACGTCACCAGCCGCGAAGATGACGTGCACAACTTCGAAGTTGTGACGGTCAGCTTCGTACGGACGCGTTGCAGTCGGACCCACTTTCGTGTGCCGAATGCGCGCGCGGTACTCACCAAGGGTCTCCCGAAGAAGGTACTCCGAAGAGTACTGATCTTGGTTGATCTTGATGAGGACCTTGTCACCACCGGCCTGAGGAAGCGTGAGCGTGTTGCCCAACATGGAACTTCTCCTAACAGAACTAACATCCCAACGGCTAAAGCCGTTGGATGGCTAGAGCTGCTAGGATCGACCACTGCCCCATTGTTAAAAGGGGCAGTTGAGGAATTGGAAGCGGAAGCACCGGAAAGACGACATAGCGTTCTTTCCGCAACATCTTGAGATAATAGTTCTGGTTATGTAACATAGCCAGACCTAAAGCTCCAGATGTATCCGTCCGAAACTTGCACGTTCGAATTGCTTCGAGCGTCCGCATGTAACAGACGTTTTGCCAGGTACAGCCGACTGAGTTATTGGTGGCAGCGATTACATCGCCGACATTACTAAACCAGTCGACCAGCCACGACCAGGGAGTTACCTCCCAAGCCGTAGCTAGAAATTCATGGTAGGTCAGACCAAAGGTTAAGTTATTAGCCAGCTGTTGAAGCGGGCCATAGCCTAACATAGGTAAGACGGTATCGGGTAGCAGTTTCCACTGCGCCGAACCCCACGCCTTCTTGGCGTAGACAACCTGAAAATCGGCTCGTATTGTGGTTCCCGAGGATTCGACAAACTGATTTGCCGAAATCGGGCCATATACAAGCTCAGTACCTAAGTGCACACGCTTCCTGAGCGTTTCACCAGCGCGAAGTTTCATCAACATCCGAACGCGGTCATCGACCGCTTTCACGAAGTTGAAAACCTTGCGCAGGTCGCCAATCAAAGGTCTAATAGCCCACCTCCACGAGAGGAGGCCATTAGCGACTCTTTTCAGTATTGAGTCGCCCCAACCCTTGAACAGGCTAGGAAGGTCCTTCATTTCAGCTACGAACGTCGGCACGCTCACATGAGGTGCAGACGGATTCGTCTCTGAAAGGATTTTCCACGCAACATTGTTCCTGTCTAACAAAGTTAAGACAGGCCATTGCTGACGTGGATCTGGAACGCCAGGTCGGTACGCCACGGGACATTCAGTCCAAATGTGGCCGCCGATCTGACCGTTCAGAGTTGGAATAGACTCATACGACTCCATAAGGGAGAAATCCGTAGCAAACGGATATTCGCCAATGGTATCGTCACAAGTCCTCCAAAATCCACGAAGCGCACTCGAAAAGAAGGTAGTGGGCCCAATGGGCGAGACGTGAGTCCCGATCATTTGAGTCCGCAGATCCTGCTCGCGATGGCGCGTCATGAATCGACCTCCGTGAAACGATCCCTCAGGGAGAACAGGAGTTCACTCCGAAATCAGGAGATCTCGGTGAGGGCCACCTACATGGTGGCCC